GGATCAGTCCCTTCTCACCTTCTTGCGGAAGCGAGTCGGGCGTAGCCCAGGAAGACAGTTTGGTTTCGCTGTCGATTGAAGGAAGGCCTCGGAGTTCCGCTCCATCGGTTGTGGCTGCGTCGATGAACCAGAGTTTGAACTCACCTTCACCGTCACCGACCGTCACGCCCTCATGCTCTGCAAGTTTGACTCGCAGTTCATTCGACACCATCGCCGTCTTCCCGCAGCCACTCGGCCCAATCAGGAAAGGGTGGCGCTTCGTGTTCACGCACACATTGAATGCGAGGTCGATCGCCTGATCCATCGGGATTGCATTGTTGTTCGTAGTCATTTGATTTCCTTTTTGTGTTTGGTTTTCAACGCCCAATGCGTTGAGACAATGGCGAAGCAATCGCTTCACCATTGCACTCAATTCATTGATTACTTTCGGCGACTCTTCCGTAAACCCTTTTCCATTCTCGATCCGTGACGGGCTTCCCCCACCAGTCCTGGGTGACCTTCCGCGCAAAGCCCTCCGGCACAACTCCGATGTCAATCAGTTTCGCTTCGGTGTTGCTGTTGGTCTTGTTTGAAAGCGTGATCGTCAGAGTGTCTGTTCTGGGGTTCATGATCGGAGGGTGAAGGCCGCCCTTCAGTTGTCGTGATATGTGAAACGTCATGCGATCAAAGTCCTCTTGAAATACCCCAGGCCACAGGTATTCAATCGACAATGACTCTGCGAGTTTGTCCAGTTGCTTGATCGCATCGGCGTGCTGCTTCTTGAGTCGTTCGATGCGCTCTTGTGTGTCAGTCAGTCTTCCAAGCTTGCTGTGCTTACTCTTGGTCATGGTTCTCTCCCTTTGCGTCAGATCTAATTTCAGCGACGGCAATCGCTCCAAGCAAAATGGCTTCGCTTATCAATGCAGCGAGTCCAAGCCATCCGGCAATCGTTTCAAGTTCTGTCATGACGTTTCCTTTTCGATGTGTTGCAGGCAATCAAGTGCAAGTAGGTACTGCTTCTCAAACTCTTGAGGTGAAGGTGCGGAAGGTGATCCGTCGCACTCGCAATACGGTGCGGGTTGCTGTCTGAAATAGTCACTCACCATGTCGCGCGCTTCGCGGTAGATCCCTCGGTTCGGGTCCGTTCTGTGTCTCATCATTGTGTTGTTCCTTTGTGGTTGTGTGTGGTGGTTGTGTGTTGCTGGCAATTCATTGAGCGTGGGTCGTGCATCCTATGACACCTGTGGAATCCCGAAGCGGGTTCCCTTCGTCATCGATCAGAAGGCCTTCGTTGAACGGAACGGTCTGGCCCGTTACCGCGCAGCGGTAGAACCAGATTCTTTTTTCAGCGTAGACCCGACCTCTGTGACCCAGGCATGCATTGATGCGTTGCTTCGTTGTGACTGTCTGCCATCCCCCAGTGAATAGGGTCAGAGACCCGAGGCCATTCTCAAATTCGACGACGACAGTGTCGTGCAGTTCCAGCCCGATGCTTCGCTCGGACATTCTGTGAAGTCGTGTGTTGTTAGCGATTGTCTTCGATGAAGACTCACCGAGGAGTTCACTTGCTTCGTTGTACGTAGTGGGAAGATCGTTGACTCGTTTCATGTTGTTACTCCCTTGTGGTTGTGCGTAGTGATTGAAAAACAGACGCACCTGTAGCGTCTGCTTTGGCTCACGCGTTCGCGTGAGGGTGGGGCTATTTGGTCAAGCTATCGGCGAAACGCTGCGGATAGCTTGGCGATGAGTCGTTGGTCGTTCTTGGAAACTGCTCGCGAAAGATTGCGCCACTCACGAGAAGAAAGGGTGCGTCCGAAGTTCTTCCGACAGAACGCAGCGCGTTCGTCGGTGCGCTGGATATCCAGCATGCGTGCATCGATGCCACCGTGCTGCCTCGCTTCGCGCGTGGCTTCACGAACCATGCGCTTCTGGCCCTTTGTGTTCCGGGCGTGATCACTGACTCGCACAGTCGGAATCAAGTCGCGCTGGACTTGCTGGACAGCCAGCATGTGAGCATGACGACGCTGCAGACGACCCACGTGTCGGGTGTCCGCGCCGACCGTGAGGCCTGCGTCCTGCGTCGCTCTCTGTGTGCTCTCCGATGCCATGACCACAGGTTACCACATCGGACCACTTTTTCATTACGCGTAAAGGAAGAAAGACCTGCCCCCTAAGTGGCTGGAATTGCTTGGGTTTTGACCCCCCAGAATCACCCCCTGGCCCGGAATCTACAGGCCCCGGTAGGGGTAGCCTGTACTCCCCTCTTGAATATCACTGGCCTAGTTAGGTAATGAATACACAGAGGTAGTGAACGGATGACAAAGACTAGAAAAGAACTGACACAAGAAGAATCAATCCTAGAAGAGATCACACAGGTGCATGACCCCCAGGTCATGGACGACGACACACAACTGCATGTGTCCACTACTGAAAACGCGTTGACGGATAGGCAGGACACCTTCGCAATGCTCGTTGCAACAGGCGAAGCACCTAGCCTTGTGGAAGCGTACATACGCGCTGGTTATGGGGAGAGAACACAGAGCAGGAAAGCACTCAGAGACAACGCTTCCCAACTCGCAGCGAAGCCAAGCGTAAGCAGTGCGATACAGGCAAAGCGTGAGGAGCTACGCACAAAGACCCACGCAGACCTCTACGCGTCCCGTAGATGGATACTTCGGAGGCTACGCGAAGAGGCCAATGACATGAGCAGCAATGCCAACGCGAGAATCTCTGCTCTCTCGCTCTTGGCCAAAGCAAGTGGAGCACTGGACAGTGCAAGCGAACGCAGTGACAAGCGTGACCAACAGAGTCGTGAGTCACTCATGGATGAACTGCGCAGTCGATTGAATGCGATTGCATCCGATGGTGTGATCGATGTGACACCAGAGGAGAGCGAAGTATCTGACGAAGCGTTGACAGTAAGTGAAGAGCCACTTGAATAGCAGTGTGCCAGTGATGGCTTGAATACATGTATGCCAGTGATGGCTTGATTGGATGTGTGCCAGTGATTCAAGTGTGGTCGTGAGTGGTTGCTCTCTTGAATAGAACTATGCCAGTCATGGCTTGATTCCCGCTATGCCAGTGTTCACTTGAAAGGGACTATGCCAGCGATATCCAGTGTGTGTCACTTGATTCTAGGTATGCGAGCGCACTTGATATTCACTGTGCCAGTCAGAAGGTGCGTCAGATCGCGACACGACGCGCAGACGTGCGGACCGATCGCGCAAAAAGGAAGGACGAGAAGAGCCGACCCCCCAACCCCCTGCACAGGTACGCGCGCAATTCAGTTTATGTACACGGTTTTGCACTTCCGATTCCACAATTTTCACATTAGTTTCCCCCAAAGGGAACCGTAAAAAGATTTGGGTCCCATATGGGTCCCATATATACCCCGGAGGAATATATTGCCCGCACTCGTATACATCTACAGGAACCTTCACAAGGCATGCTGGAGCGTGAAGTACAATGGCATTGTGGTCGCTCACACGCCCTGTGCTTTCATTTGGGATGCCGAGCTAAAGGTTAACCCGGGTGGCCGGAATCGAGCGCTCAGAGAGCGCCAGAAGAACGTACACGCGTATGCGATCTGCGCCCTGGATGATCTGTTCCGTCCTCCCGAGGCCACTACGTTCGGGGACTTTGAATCCGACTTTAAGTTTGACTGTGTCAAATCCCTAGGGGAAACGCTCGACATAAGGATTACCTACCACTACGACCGCCATTCCTCATTTGTCGAGTCAGAGACCGGTGACCCCGTTCACCGTGCTGGGCATGTGTACTTCAATACCCGTGGGGGTATGTATATTCAAAAATTTTTTGAACCCCCTCCCAACAGGCCAGTGCGTGACAGAGACTGGCATGGTGTTCCGTATGCCTCCTAGTCTTGACTTTATTGTCAAGGGGTTGTATATACAAGCTGAACACCTGCGCGATAATGGGGCCTTTCTAAAATTGAAAAGGACTGGGGTCATTTTGGGTTTCCCGTCATGAAGGCGCAGGACGTTTTGGCTGCGTTGCCAAATCTATCTTCGCTCCCGCCTGATGAGCAGAAGGAGATACTGTCAATCCTTGATCGGATTGACGCACTTGATGCTCAGGAAGAGACCAGAAATAACTTCATCAGCTTCGTGCATGAGGTCTGGCCATCATTCATCAGTGGTTATCACCACATGGCAATGGCCGAGAAGTTTGAAGCTCTTCTTCGCGGTGACCTCAAGAGGTTGATTGTAAACATGCCACCCCGACATACGAAGTCGGAGTTCGCATCCTACCTGCTTCCCTCTTGGTTCCTGGGGAACTTCCCGGACAAAAAGATTATCCAGACAGCACATACCGCTGAACTGTCTGTGGGTTTTGGTCGAAAGGTAAGAAACCTAGTCGGCTCAGAAGAATTCAAGAAAGTATTTCCAGGGGTTTCGCTAGCACCCGACAGCAAGGCTGCGGGTAGATGGAATACAAATCACGGGGGTGAGTACTTCGCCATTGGCGTAGGGGGTGCCGTTACCGGTAAGGGTGCGGATCTGTTTATCATCGATGACCCTCATTCAGAGCAAGAAGCCCAGATGGGTGACGCTTCTGTCTTTGATCGTGTCTACGAATGGTACACATCGGGTCCGCGCCAGCGGCTTCAGCCGGGAGGCGCCATATGTCTGGTGATGACAAGGTGGTCCGAGCGAGACCTGACGGGTCAGCTCATACGGGCGATGCAAGAAAGAGACGGGGCGGATCAGTGGGATGTTGTCGAATTTCCTGCCCTCCTCCCGGGTGGCGATCCTGTCTGGCCCGAGTTCTGGTCGAAAGAAGAACTCAATCAGATCAAAGCGACCATCCCTGCGTCGAAGTGGTCTGCCCAGTATCAGCAGGACCCGACATCAGATGAGTCCGCAATCATCAAGAGGGAGTGGTGGCAGTGGTGGGAAAAGCCCGAGCCCCCTCCGTGCGATTTCATAATCCAGTCTTGGGACACAGCGTTTCTCAAAACACAGAGAGCCGACTACAGCGCCTGCACAACATGGGGCGTCTTCTACGAAGAAGGAGCGGATAGGGAGCGGGAACAACCGAAGGTAATACTCCTCAATGCATTTCAAGCTCGTATGGAATTTCCCGAGCTGAAGCAAAGGGCGTATGAGGAGTATCAGTACTGGAAGCCTGATGCATGCATTATCGAATCAAAGGCGGCTGGAACGCCGCTGATCTTTGAGTTGAGAAGCATGGGGGTCATGGTAAGCGAGTACTCACCGTCGCGAGGAAACGACAAGGTCGCAAGAGTAAACTCGGTGTCCGACTTGTTTTCATCAGGAGTTGTCTGGGTACCCCGAATGCGTTTCGCAGAGGAAGTAATAGAACAGTTTGCAGGATTCCCCGGAGCAGCGGCCCATGACGATCTTGTTGACTCATCAACGCAAGCATTGATTCGATTCAGGCAGGGTGGCTTTATCAGCCTGCGTACAGACCAGAGAGAGCCATACGTTCCAAGGAAACCTTTTTCGCCTTATTAGATTTTATCGAGGGATAAAACAAACCCATGGCAATTGAGCAAGTCATCGATCCGAACTCAATAGATATCTTTGAAGATGCTGTATCAGATGTAGATATCAGCATAGATGTGATTGATGTGCCCGGAGAGGGCGCGATGGTTGTGGATTTTGGTGACCCGTCTGATATGGGTCAGGAGGTTTCGTTTGATGCAAACCTTGCTGATCATTGCGACGAGCGAGACCTGATGGAGCTTTCCAATGAATTGATTGGAATGTACACGGGGGATAAGAACTCGCGTAAAGATTGGGAAGAGGTTTACAAGAAAGGCTTGGATCAGCTTGGCCTCAAGATCGAAGACAGGTCTGAGCCTTGGGCCGGGGCGTGCGGAGTAGTCCACCCCGTATTGACAGAAGCGGTAATCCGCTTCCAGTCACAGAGCATTACTGAAATTTTCCCCAACGCAGGACCGGTAAAGACAAAAATCCTTGGCAAAATTACAGAGGACAAAGTCAAGCAAGCCAACAGAGTTCAGGAGTACATGAACTATCTGCTTACTGATGAGATGGTTGAGTACCGTACCGAAACAGAGAAGATGTTGTTTCACCTTCCCTTGGCGGGAAGCGCATTCAGAAAAGTTTATTGGGACCATGGCATGAACAGGCCTTGTTCCATGTTCATTCCTGCAGAGGACTTGGTTGTTTCGTATGGTGCCCCCTCCCTGGAAATGGCAGAGCGTGCAACTCACGTGATGCAAAAGTCTCATAACGAAATCAAAAAGCTGCAGGTGAATGGATTTTACAGGGACATTGATCTGCACAGGTCACTTCCTGAATACAGTGAGATCACAGAAAAATACAATCAGCTCACCGGAGAGTCGCCTTCCTATAACAACGAAGGCCTTTACACCCTGCTTGAGATCCATTGCAACGCAGACCTGCCTGGGTTTGAAGATGAGGTAGACGGCGAGCCTACTGGGATCGCATTGCCTTACGTAGTAACAATCGACAAGGGCAGCGCTCAGATTCTTTCCATTAGAAGGAATTGGGTCGAAGGCGACCCCATGAAGAATCGGGTCCAGCACTTTGTGCATTATGAATATATTCCGGGACTGGGGTTCTATGGCTTTGGGTTGATTCACATGATCGGAGGAATTGCCCGTAGCGCAACCTCCATCCTCAGGCAGCTTGTTGATGCTGGCACTTTGTCCAACCTCCCTGGCGGACTGAAGACACGAGGGCTGAGAATCAAGGGAGACGACTCTCCGATTATGCCGGGTGAGTTTAGAGACGTGGATGTTCCGGGCGGAAAGATTGACGACAACATTTCTTTTATCCCCTACAAGGAGCCCTCTGGCGTTCTTTATCAACTCCTTGGGAATATCGTAGAAGAAGGAAGGAAGTTCGCCTCCATTACGGATATGAAGGTTGCTGATATGAATCAGCAAGCTCCTGTCGGAACTACGCTGGCAATCATTGAAAGATCCATGAAGGTCATGAATGCCATCCAGTCTCGCATTCACTACTCAATGAAGCAGGAGTTTATGATTCTTTCCGAGGTGATCAGAGACTTCATGCCCGAGGATTACGAGTGGGAAGTGGATGGCTCTGAGTCTGTTAAGTATCAAGACTTTGATGATCGCATTGATGTGATTCCCGTTAGTGATCCGAACTCATCAACGATGGCTCAAAGAATCATGCAGTATCAAGCTGCCCTTCAGCTTGCATCAACTGCTCCTGAAATCTACGACTTGTCTGAGTTGCACAGGCAGATGCTTGAGGTTCTGGGTATTCCGGGAGCAGAAGACATTGTTCCCACGGAAGAAGACATCAAGCCGTTGGATCCGATCTCTGAAAACATGAACATCCTGAAGGGCGATCCCGTCAAGGCTGCAATCTGGCAGGACCACGATGCGCACATCCAAGTTCATACCGCAGCCTCTGAAGACCCCATGATGCTTGAGATAGTTCAGAAATCGCCAAAGGCGAAGACAATCGAAGCTTCTCTGTCTGCCCACATTCTTGAGCACCTTGCATTCAAGTATAGAAAAGAAATTGAGGCTGAGCTTGGAACGGAACTTCCTCCTCCCGGCGAAGAGCTGCCGCCTGAGATTGAAGTCAGGTTGTCTGCTCTGGTAACCGAAGCGTCGGATCGCCTCCTTGGCAGAGACCAAGCAGAGGCTCAGCTTAAGAAGCAGATGGAACAAATGGAAGATCCCGTACTGCAGAACCAGAAGCGTCAGCTCGATATTGAAGAAGCGAAGCTGGATGCCAAAACCAAGACAGATGCATCGAGAATTGCAGCCGACATTCGGAAGACGGAGATCCGTGACGAAACCGAGCGGTTGCGTATTCGCTCGCAAGAATTGCTCACTGGCTTTGAGACAGCAGCAAAGGCAGACCTTGAGGCTGACAAGCTTTCCAAAGATGACAAAGACAGGGTTTCGCGAGAGATCATTGAGGGCGTGAGGATCGGCTCAAAGGTTAGCGAGTAGATGGCGTTAACATTAAAGCAGGCTCACCTTGAGTCTTTGAAGAAAATAACCGAAGACCATATAGACGATTTGGCCTCAGGCTCCGCAGATTCGTATGATGACTACAGATACAAAGTCGGAGTAATCGAAGGAATCCGAATCGCGCAAAGAGAATTTCTGGATATTACAGAAAGAATAGAGAGGGACAGGTAATGGCTGCTCAATCGATGAGAGACAGAATGAACAAAAACGCAGGAATCAAAAAGTCCCCTGCGAAGAAGCCTGCGGCTATCAAGAAAAAGTCTACCAGCCCCAAGCAGTCAATGAAGGCAAGGATGGAAAGTAACGCCAAGAAAAAGGCTGCTAAGAATTCGCCTGCCAAAAAAGCCTCAGCGGCCCCCAAGAAATCAGCGGCCCCCAAGAAGAAGGCTGCTTCCAGTAAGAGCGAAAAAAAGATGATGTCTCCCCAGGCCTACGAAAGATCCAAGCTTTCTGGGTCTGCCGGAATGAGAAGGGTTAGGTCAACTCCCGGCAGTCGCCGCGACATGATGGCTGATTACCAAAAGAAATATGAAGCGCACAGAAAAGCGAACCCTGGTTTGTACGAGGCAACAGGAGCAGGTGGGAAAAACATATCTCCTACAAACCCTGTGCCGCCTTCTGATTTTGGCTCTGCTTTTTCCGCTGCCCGACAGGCGCGGCAAGCAGCAACCGGAGTTGGGGCCGGTGGTACATTTCAGTTTGGTGGAAAATCTTATTCGACAAACAGCGCTAATGACTTTGGTGTGCGCGGCGGAAGGATTGGTCCCGCAGAAGCGCCTCCTCAGTTTGGCGTTCCGGGCGGACGCATCGGTCCTGCCGAAATGCCTGCCGCACCGTTTGGTGTTACTGGAGGTCGGATAGGTCCGGCTATGCCTCCCCAGACAAGCGGACCTCAGACAAGTATGGCAAACAGGATGGCGAGAAACGCTGGGCAGCCTTTGCCTAATCCCTTTGCTGGGCAGCAGGCCGGAGGAATGCCGCAAGCTCCGCAAGGCATGCAATGGGTTAGAAATCAAAGGGGACAGTTGGTTCTTGTTCCCGAATAACTTCTTCAGCATTTAGCTGATGCAATCGTCCATGTTGGACGCAGGAGAACTGTGGCTCCTTAAATCCACTGCAAGGAAAGGCAGGAAATGGCAGAACCTCTGATCGATATTGATCACGAGACGGAGGACTACGAAGGTATTCTGAAAGAGATCGGTGACAAACTACCCAATCCAAAAGGTTGGAAGATGCTTATCGCTCTCCCCAAGGTATCGTCTAAAACAGAAGGTGGGATCTACAAGCCTGATCAAGCCATTCACATGGAAGAGATCGGAAGCATTGTGGGTCTAATCCTGAAGATGGGCGACCTTGCATACAAAGATGAAGACAAGTTTCCGACCGGGCCTTGGTGCGAAGTAGGTGACTACGTGATTATGCGTTCCTATTCTGGGACGCGAATGAATGTAGGCGGTCAGGAATTCAGACTCATCAACGATGATACCGTAGAGGCTGTCATCTCCGACCCGAGAGGTGTAATGAAAGTCGTATGACTAACGAAGTTTTTACGCAAAACGAAGAGCCGAAAGAAGAAGAAGTACTTGATATTGAAATTGTAGACGACGTTCCCGAAGAGGACAGAGGCAGAGGAGATGGATTCTCTTCAAGTGAAAACGACGACGCTTCTCACCCGACGGAAAAAAGAATCAACAAGCTCAAGTATCAATACCATTCAGAGCGCAGGGCAAAGGAAGCGCATCAAAGGATGCAGAAAGAAGCAGTTACCTACGCTCAAAGGTTGAATAAAGAAAATCAAGACTTGAAGAATCTCCTCAATCAAGGGGAGAAAATGTTGATTGACGCGGAGAAAGCCAAGGCTACATCTGATGTAGAAAGAGCCAAGGACATGTACAAGCAAGCCCTTGACTCTGGCGATACCGATTCAATCGTTCAGGCGCAAGAGGCTCTATCGTTTGCGTCTTACGAATCAAAGAAAGCAGAAGAGTACGTTCCCGTTACAAATCAGCCCGCTCAGGCACCTAGTGTGCCTGCACCCCCTCCGCAAACTCCGCAAAGGAAGCCTGACAAGAAAGCGCAAGATTGGGCATCCCGGAATGAGTGGTTCGGAGCTGACAGGGAAATGACAGCTTATGCGCAAGCTGTTCATGAAACATTGGTAACAGACGAACAAGTGGATCCCTCCTCCGATGAGTATTATCAAAAGATTGATGAGAACATTCGGAAAAGGTTCCCAGACAAGTTTGATGAACCGGCGCCGGTAGAAACCGGCCCCAGCCGTAAGCAGGAGGTTCATCGAAGGTCGTCTGTCGTTGCGCCAGCACGAAGAGATAGTGCTGGTGGCGCGCAAAGAAAAGTACAGCTTACAGCTACGCAGGTCGCACTCGCAAAGCGGCTAGGCGTTACACCCGAGCAATACGCTCGCCAAGTCCTAGAACTGGAGAAGTAAATGTCGAACGACAAGAAAACTTTTGAAAAAAGGGACGTGCGAATCAACAGGGATCTGAGTGATCGAGAATCTGAAAAGAGGACCGCCACTTGGGCTCCGCCCACGGTACTGCCTGTTCCCGAACAGCAGGATGGTTATTCGTTTCGATGGGTCCGCACAGCGATGCGGAACGAACCGGACAACATGAATTTTTCACGAAAGCTTCGTGAAGGTTGGGAACCTGTAAGGATTGACGACCACCCGGAACTGAAAGTTCTCCCTGATATCGATACTCGGTTTGAGGGGAACGTCGTTGTGGGAGGTTTGATGCTTTGTAAGATCGCTACAGAGATCCTAGATCAAAAGCGTGCATACAATGAGAGTCAAGCCGCTACTCAGGTGGAAGCCGTGGAGAACAATTATTTGCGCGAACAAGATGCGAGGATGCCGATGCTCCCTTCGGAGCGAAGCACTCGCGTCACGTTTGGCGACGGTTCTTAGGAGAAGGACTCCTATTCAGGCCGTTGCCTGATGTTGAGGAGAAAAAATTATGGGTTACGGATTTCGACCGGTTCAAATGGCCGGTTCCGCCTATAACACTGGGGGCTTCCTTGAAGTTCCTATTAATATGGATAACGTCACCACTGACATTTTCAATGGCGAATGCGTTACCTTTACTGCCAACAAGGGCATTGACCGCCTGACTGACTCTGTGTCGAATGCAGAAACGACTGCTGGGGTTTGCGTTGGTGCTCGCTGGGAAACTGCTAGCGGTGACGTAAAGTGGGGGCAGTTTTATGATGGCGCAGCGGGGAATACAGAAGTTTATATTTTTGTAGTCCCTGTTCGCGATACCATTTTTCGTGTCCAGTCTGATGCTTCGTGGGACGCAAATCAGCTTGGAGACAACTGCAATACGACAGGAACGAGTGGAAGTACCACTACTGGCAATTCCGACCTGAAGGCAGACGTTGGAGATAGCACCAATAATCCCCCGCTTAGGGTTGTTGGTGTTATTGAGGATGGACGAAACGAGCTTTCAACGACTGATAACCCTGACATTCTTGTTCGTTTTCTGGATGGAAGCATTCAGGATATCCTGGGTTAAGGAAAGGAGTAAATAATCATGGCAATTTCACGCGCACAAATGATGAAAGAACTCCTTCCTGGCTTGAACGCCTTGTTTGGGTTGGAGTACAAGAGCTACGAAAACGAGCACGAAGAAATCTACGAGATGGAATCCTCAGACCGAGCATTCGAGGAAGAGGTCCAGCTTTCGGGTTTTGGTAGCGCTCCGGTAAAGGCGGAAGGTTCTGCCATTACTTATGACACCGCCCAGGAGGTCTGGACGGCTCGTTACAACCATGAGACTGTAGCGATGGGATTTGCAATCACTGAAGAGGCTGTCGAAGACAATCTCTATGATGCGCTGTCTTCTCGTTACACGAAGGCCCTTGCCCGAGGCATGGCCTACACCAAGCAGGTCAAGGCTGCGTTTCCTTTGAACAACGCCTTTGCTACGACGAACTTCACGGCTGGTGACAATGCTGCTCTTATCTCCAACTCGCATCCGCGAGCAGGCGGTGGGAACAACTCTAACCGACCCACGGTTTATTCGGACCTGAATGAGACTTCGCTGGAGCAGGCTGTGATTGATATCGCTGCCTTCACCGATCAGCGCGGTCTTCTCATGGCTGCTCGCCCGATGAAGCTGATCATTCCTCCGGCTAACCAGTTTGTTGCAACTCGCGTTCTTGAGTCGCAGCTTCGCCCTGGCACCGCAGACAATGATCTGAATGCTCTTCGGACGAATGGCGCAATCCCGGAAGGGTGGCGAGTGAACCACTATCTGACTGACTCGGATGCATGGTTCCTTATCACCGATGTCCCGAATGGGATGAAGGGATTCAATCGCGCTCCTCTCACGACGAGCATGGACGGAGACTTCGACACAGGCAATGTAAGGTACAAGGCCCGTGAGCGATTCTCCTTCGGGGTTAGCGACCCGCTCGGAATCTACGGTTCCGATGGAAGCGGTAGCTAATTGATTGAGGCGGGGGTCTTCGGACTCCCGCCTTTTTCTTTTCGGAGCAAAATATGGCTATCGAATATCGTGGTGAAAAATTTTCGGGTTACAACAAACCCAAGAGGACTCCGGGCAAGAACAAGAAGTTTGCTGTGCTTGCAAAAGAAGGAGAGAGCGTAAAGCTTGTTAGGTTTGGTGATCCAAACATGACGATTAAAAAAAATATTCCGGCACGAAAGAAATCCTTTCGCGCTCGGCATAAGTGTGACCAGAAAAAAAGCAAGCTAAGTGCTGGCTATTGGTCATGCAAGAAGTGGTAAACCAAACTCGTCAGACTTAAAAAGACAGTACGCGGACTGGCGAGGTAGTTGCGTACAACGAGGTGATACAAAATGGGAACGACACGATTTAGTGGTCCGGTACTAGGCAGTACAGATTCTTCCGGTGGAACTTTTGAAAACTTTCCGGTTGGGTTGGTTTCAAATGTTAATGCTGATGTTTATTTCAATGACTTCCTTGCGGGAACGAGCTACATCACTGCGGGTTCGCCGCTTGACCTTACCAACGAGTGGGTTGCGACAGACATTGGAACTGTCACGGCTGTTTGCAGTATCACAAACGATACAGGCAACAGTCTTCTTTTGATGAACACAGACGCTGCTGATAACGAAGGTCATGTTCTTCAGTATGCAAACGAGTTCTTGTTTCCGATTGCTGGACGCAGCATTGCATTTGAAGCCCTGGTTGGTGTTGCCGATGCAAATGACATGGATGTCTATATTGGTCTTGGAGAAAAACTTACAACATTTATGGGAAGTGACGGAACGATTTCTGGAAGTGCTGTGAACTATGCTGGCTTCCATATTCTCCAAAGCGAAGGCACTGGTATTGCAAGCTGTGTTGCCAAGGGGGCTTCCGGTTCTGCGGTAGATGCTGGAAACGCTTCTTCTGCGACGGTAGGCGATGCTACCTACACGAGCGGGACGCTAACCAACTACCATCGATACGGGGTTAGAATTAATGGAACCTCGCATGTTGAGTTTTTCTTTGATGGAAATAAAGTTCAGGAAACGGTTCTGGATACCGCATTCGATGATGCGACCACCATCACGCTTTGCTCTGTTGGTAGTGGCGCTACTTCTGACATTACAAGCGTTGACTACGTGATTGCTGGCCAGACGCGAAACGCATAATCTAGAAATGGTACTTGGGGGGCACTTTCGGGTGCCCCCTAATTTCCTATGCCTTACAAAATCAAGAAAACATCTGGCAGCAAGCCCTATAAGATCGTTGGACCCGATGGGAAGATCGTGGGCAGTTCTGCGTCTAGGCGTAGCGCGGAGGCATCGATACGCGCACGGTACGCCAGCAAGGGGGCAAAGCGGAAATGAAGTCAGGTGATATAACCAGGGTTGAAACCTTTCAGATTTCTGGTTCCGGTTCAGCTAGGGATCACAGCGTAGGGGCTGCATCCTTAAGAATACCAAGACCGTACATGGCCCGTAGTTTTGCAACTACAGGCGCTCCCTCAACAAGTGCCGATCTTGTGTTGTCGGGACCAGTTACGGGAATTGATGGGGACTCTTATCAGACCAGTGTTACCGTAGGCTCTTTTGAAATATCAGGATTGTCTAGTACGCAAAAGTTATCGAAAGATATGCTTGCTACGGGTATTAATTATGTGCGAAACGGTTCTTCTGTCGATTTGAATTTAATTACATCAATCGATTCAAGAACTGCATTAACCGTAACACCTAGCACTCTAGCAACTGGAACTCTTGCAAACATTGTTTTTACTCATTCTGGCAATACTCCAAAAACGCAAAGTGCAGGAAACTTTCCGGGAAAGCCCGTGGTCCTTCCTCCTGCTTCTGGAAAATTGCATTGCAACATCGACGGGCTTACCTCAAAAACCATAAATTACTCCCGTTGGTCAATAGACTCAAACACACCTTACAAATGGGATTTTTACATTACCGGCACGGATGAGGCATCAATGCCAAGCATAAATCAATATTCTGAGTATTTAGTCGCAGAGCACACAACAGGTGACGGCCTCGGGAGTGATGTTCGGATAATGTGGATTGCGTTCACAACTAATGGCAACGCAACGGATAAAACTTTTTATATAAAAAGTTGGGAGACAGGTGAAACTCTATTTGAGCAGTCAACAGCAAATTATAGTCTCAATAATCCGCAAAGATCTTTTAAGGTAAAAATGCCCGAGGGTGGAATAATGTGTAAAGGCGGGGCAGTGTTTAGTTTTAGTGCTCCTGCCTCTAGTAGTTTTGCAATTGAACAAATGATGGTTGGGTATCAGATTTAATGTCTAATAAAATCGTATGTAAATCTTTTGATACCAGAAGCACGGGTGCAACAATTTCTATTTCGGGAAGAGTCAGGCTATTTGGTTTTCATTCCGTAGGAAGAACTACGGGTATGAAAAATATTGAGTTTAAAAACAAAGATAGAAGTGGCGAGGTGATTGCCAGCATTGTTACTGAAAAGAATGGTTACTGGGGTCAGTATGAATGCGTTTACAATTTTGGTTCAAATGGAATATTGTTTCCAGATGGTCTTTTTATTGATACCCAAAATACAAGTAGTCAGTTTATGACCAGCTCT